ATGCTGAAGTTGCGGCTTTGATTGACAGCTTTAATGCTGCAGTGCCGTCTACTTTGGCTTTGTTTGATCCTGAAGCATCTCGTGAGAGGCGTAGGCGTAGGTATGGACAATATGTTGGTGAGACACCCGAGGATACGAGGGATAGTCTTTACATTCCAATTTATTCCATCCCTAACCAACGAGAACCAGGATTTACTAATGTGTATTCTGGTGGAGTTGCTGTTGACGGAGTTAACATTCCAGGGTTGACAAGCCCCGAAGTGCCCAGAGTTTATGATGGGCAACCATCTGGTGACATCGGGCAACAGATGATAATGGCGGAAGAGAATACTCTACCGCCTGTTCTTATTCCAGATGCTGGCAGTTTCCGTAAGGGAGAGACGAGAGATTATTCGAATTGGACGACTGCACCGGAAAGAAGTATGTATTATCAGCAGATGAATGCAGCTAAAGCTGCTAGGGAAAGTCCCTTTGGGTGATTATCTTTCTATTCTTCCTCGCTATCCTCTTCTTCGGTAGTGAGATCCGCTAGCTCGCTTTCGAGTTCGCGGCGGTCCATTTCGAGACGTTGATCGGCTTGAATGGCCATCAGATCTTGGAAGTCTCCGCCGAACATTTCAGTGACAGCGGGGACCCAAGTCTCGACCATGGCGCAGTAGCGGTACGCGGCGCCAAGTTGAATCTCAAACATCTGCATGCGCCTTTGGGCCATGTGGAGAGCTCTTTCGAGCGAACGAATGTTCTGAGCTTGTTCCATCGACTGAGCCGCCAATGCTTCGTTGTCTTGGCGGTAGAAGTCGTTCATGACGGCAGAGACGGTGTTTGCGACTATATCGGAGTGACGCTGTTTCTTCTTTTCCGTCGTGTCCATGTCGGTCTGAGTGGACGCTGTACGCTTTCCCAGAGGACTGGCTGGACTTGGGCTCGTGACCGGGAGAGTACTGGTAGTACGATCACGGCAGTGACGGCAGTTACGGAGAGCGCAGACAGGGGATCCATTGCCACAGTTCTTGCAGTAGATGGTGTAGACTGGCATGGGGGTTGCTTGTTGTTGGCACTTGACAAATTGGAAAGTGACGATGGTGGAAGGCGGCGACTGTGGAGTCCGCCTTTCCACCATTATAGGGGATAAACTATAGTATAATATTTTAAATGAACTTCTATTCCTATCGTATGATATTCGGTACGTTATGTATCTACAGACGCTATGTCTGATCCCCTACCCCTTTTCTATCAATTCTCAATTATAGATTAATTGCGCACCGGCCGAAGGCCGGTGCGCCACCCTCCCGCTTGGCTTAATCGTGACATTTGGAACGTATGTCTAATTAACATGGGTTTGATGAGGCCTTAGAGAGAGCGTTCGCACCCGTAGCGTAGCGGAGGGCTGCGATGCTCGGTGCGTAGGCCGGATGCATGTGTCTTACTAGGACTTACAATCTATTATGGAGGCCGCAGGCCGACCCGCGAGCGTAGCGAGGGCCGCCGCAGGCGGAATCACATAAGATTGGTGTGGGTGGCAAATGTGTATTGTAATGCATTATCTAGAACAAAAAGGAGTGCGTGAGCACGATAGCGTTAGCATAAGACCCCGTCAGGAGAGAGTAGCCCAGCTACCCACGTGCGTAGAGCTGATCGTGAACCCCCGTTAGGGAGTGATGTTGGTTTCGCTGAGTGGGGTGAGACTACCCCATGTAGCTCCACCGTGTAGGAAGGAGAAGAAGTCTTCGGAGTCCGAAATGTATCCACCCTCAGATGAGTCGACGGCGTCAGCTGTTGTGAGGACTGGATCTTGGACAGGAATTGCAATTGGTGGCGGAATCATTGAAGCAGCTGGTTCGACGATATCGTCTCGTAGGTAGTTATCACGACGAGCCATCGCGTGGAATTTTCCAGAAGGGAAGTTGATGACCTTGAAGCGGCGTAGCAGCGGGTCACAATCTTCCTTTTGTGGAAAGCATTGCTCGATCGTGTAGTTGGATAGAATTATCAACTTTTTAGGCCGAATCATAGGGAGCATTGCTCCTTTAACTTCGCATGTGAATGCGTAGCGATCGGCCCATACTTTAAGGAAGCTGGCAGTGCATTCGTTTCTCGGTGCCCATTCCTCGATGACCACGACGTCCTGGAATGCGTAGCCATCCCACCACTTGTTGAGTGTCTTCGCGTAGTGGTTTGGGTAGAGTTCCCATAGGAGACGGGATTTTCCAGTTCCGGTGGACCCGACCCACCACTCGTGACATAGCTCTCCATTGAGAGGCTTGGTGACTGGCTTATGTAGTGCCAGTAGTCTTGGTCCGTGGATGACGGCTTCTTTTGGGTACTCTCGCTTGAGGGTGTCCAAATCGCCTTTTTCGGCGAGAGCCACAATATTTGACCAACGATCTTTCTCAGCTTGTCCCTTTTCCTTTTGCGACATGGGTTTGGTTCCGAATTCATGGAAGTCTCCATCCTTTGAGCAGTAGTCGACGGCTTGCTGAAGATTGCCTTTACGGCGTTCCACATGGAACCGAGGACCGAGGAGCTTGCGTACTTGACTGAAGGTTCTTGCTGTCTCGAAGTGGATGTAACCTTGCAGGTGAGGCGTTCCGCTCTCGCCTGTCTCCTTGCCGTAGGCGAGGTACTTGTAGGGCTGGTCAAGTAGCACCTTGACTTCGGAAGGTGTATAGTTGTTAAGCGTGAAGCACCAGCCTCTTCCTCGTCCTGAAGCCATCGTTGAAGGATGTAGTTGAGTTGAGCGTGGTCAATTGTCTTGTGGGACATTGACAAATGGATCGGCCGAAGGCCGACGCTTGGCTATAGGTCGGGGAAGCGGCAGAGCCGCTCTAGTATTACCCCGACCTAGTGTGTCTGTGTCAGACCACTTTTTATCTTGCTTTTTGTATAGAGAGCCAGTTTCTGACACACGAGGTGTGTCTCCACAACTTCAAGTGTGTCACTGGCTCATTCTAGATTTTGCGGCATAGGGCACACATGGCCTATCGACGCAAGTACACGAAGCGACGCACACCTGTGCGGAAGCGACGTTCTTATGCGCGAACGCGGTATAGTCGTAAGACCACGCGGCGTGCACCTCGTAGAGCAATGAAGAAAAAGGCTGTGCCTATTTCGAAATTTGTTCTTGCACAGCTGGATCCTTTTAGCGATAAGGTGGCTGGTGTCAAGATTCCTGATGCCAACACCCAACCATCTTCGACTAATATAGTTGAAGATGAGTGGGGTTTGACAACAGGAGCTACATATCAGACTCAGGTTTTTGCCCTGAGGCCTAATGTTACTGTTATGAAAGTTGATGCTACTACGACGTCATCTACGACTTGGACGTGGCCTAATGCGTATGGCGGTACGCCGTCTAGTAAGCAGTCAACTATTGTGAGCAACAATACGTTGGTGCGAGCTTGCGCTTTTGGCGCTCGTGTTAGTTGTGCTCTTTCGCCAAATAATGTGACAGGTTACATTCATGTATGCCTGTCTCCTATTTCTGACTACAGTAATACGACGTGGACGTATCCTACGTCGGTTAGTGATATGCAGAATTCACCGTTTTATAAACGGTTTCCGTTGGCTATGCTGACGGCTAGACCTTTGAAACTGGTGTCAAAGATTATCGATGAGAATGCGTTTAGGTACATTTCGCCGTCCAGTGACGTAGGAGCGACTGGTACTGATCTTAGCCTTCAGAATGAAGGGTGGTCAGGTGTTATTGTGGCGGTGACTGGCGCCCCACTTAGTGGGACAGCTGTCAGCGTGGAAAGCATTCTTCATTTGGAATCTATTCCCACTGTATCTTCTTCTCAGGGAACGTCACCAGCTGCTATGAATAGCAGCCGCGATCAGGAACAAGCAACGAATGTTGCTACTTCGACTGGAGCTGCGCGTTTTGAAGGTATGTTGGATTCCATGGGAAATTTAGTTTCACAGGGATATCAAGGAGCCAGATCGGTTATAGATCCGATTGTTGGCGATTTGTATAATCGAGGTTATGCCGGTGCCCAGGAGTACTCGTACGCTTTGGGCCAGAATTACGCTGGGCAAGGCATAGCCGCAGCTATGGGTTATCTGGGTTACCGTGCTAACCGTCGTATTATGTATTAGGGTAGGCGATGACGACGATCCAATGGACGGAGGAGGAGCACTTGTTTCATATAATCCCTTGAACGCAGGTGTTCAGTTAGCATCTGGTGGCGTTTATCGCGACAGAGCGTCTGAAAATTTAGCGTCAGCTGCTGCTTCAGGGGATTTGAGGGGCGTAGCATATTATCGAGGACAGGTGGTTCGTAAGAATCGTCTGGCTGAAGGTATAGAGCGTCAGCGGTCTTCTCTTGAAGAGGGTAGACTGAAGCGGCTTGAAAAGCAGCGTAAGGATGCCCAGTGGGAAGCTCGTAATCGGTGGGAGATGACTTCCAACGATCAGGCTATTGCATTGATGGATGTTGATGCGATTGGCCCTGGTACAATCGTCGACCCTGGCCAAACTGTTAGGTTGTCACCTCAGTTTGATTTGGGTGGAGATGATGCTGAAGTTGCGGCTTTGATTGACAGCTTTAATGCTGCAGTGCCGTCTACTTTGGCTTTGTTTGATCCTGAAGCATCTCGTGAGAGGCGTAGGCGTAGGTATGGACAATATGTTGGTGA